CAATCAACCGCCTAGGTTTATCTTTAGCACCAGGAACACGAGTTCGAAATGGCACTACTTCTTCTTTCCAAGTGGGCAAATCAGGACGTTCTCCATATAAATCAAAATTAGAGCGTCTACTTTGTCCAGTTATTTCTGCATGCACAGAAGTTTGAATATTATTTTGTAAAGTTTGTTGTTTAAATGTTTGCATCTGTTTATCAGTAATTCGTCCTACTGTTATCAACAGGCTCACAACATCAACACGCGGTTTATTAGACCATTAATGTTGCACCTTTTTACGATTGCTTACCATAGCCAGCCTACTCCCCAATATATACCCACGACAGGCATATATCAGAAAGAGACACGTAACTTTATTGATAGGATACTAGTATCATATCCCCAGGGGCCTCGTCCACCGTCTAGCGACATAAATGTGACTTAAATCTAAAAGAAAGACAGTTAAAGGACTTCCAAGAGTAAAGGAGGCAATATAGTTAAAATCCATATGGAATGACGTCCCGACCGTTATAAACGACGCGGAACCGACTACACCAAAGAACAAGCATAACAAAGGATGTCACCCAAACCACTCCACGAGTTAATTTGGTATCTGCCATCTGATGAGGAATTAACCTCTCCGACGTAATCACGGCGGCACTTGTTAAGTAGCTCCAGGCGCATGCTTATACACATGAATCACCATATAAAGGGCCTTTACCCAGCAGAAAAACACAATTGTGAACACCTTTAAAAAGGGTTTAACTCACCATTTCTCCAAGAGAACAGGAAATGTATTTCACACAAATGTGTAAAAGAATAGCAGACCTACTTTTCGGTCAGTCATCCATTCTTTTGAAAAAGAAGCAGAACTGTCGTCCACTTTAATGCGATGTTAACGTAACGCTCTCAAGCATTGCGATGTCAGTTATCATAAAAATAATGAATAAACCATTGCAACCAATAGCCACACTTTTATTTATGAGGAAAACAGATAAGTTCTCAACTCAAAAATAAGGGCGCTTATTGGATTCACACAATGACATCAATAT